TATGAATTATATTAAGAATACTAAAAGCGACTGGGTGAGTAATAGAACTCTATTTGAAAGCCTTATAAAAAATAAGCAAGCTCCCTATGAAATTAAGTTTACGTTCATAAGGAATAGTAGAAGAAAGTTCGATTACATCAACCCATGTCAAACAGTTCAAGATTTAATGGTAAAATATGATTATATTCAAGATGACAATTGTGATTGTATTATTCCTAGTTTTGGGAAGTACAGCTACGACAAAGAAAAAGCAGGAGTAATAATTGAAGTATTATGATAAATAAAAACAGTTTAAATTATTTTATTGCAGATTACTGCACTAAAGCTAACACCACAATAGAGGAGTTAAAGTCTAAAACCAGAAAAAGAGATGTAGTAGATAAGCGTATGATAATTGCTTATGTGTTACGTAAAAAAGTAGGTCTAACTTTAATTCATACAGGTAATTGTTTAAATAAAGATCACGCAACGGTAATACATTATATAAAATCTACAGAAAGATTCTTAGATGTTTATCCACACATCAAAAGATTATACAATGCAGCTGTAGATTCATATGAAGAATTTAAAGATCGCTTAGACATTTCACACGACATGCCTCTAACTAAGAGTGAAAAAGAAACAAAACTAGTAGATATATTGCTAGAAAAAAATGAAAAATTAAAAACAAAAATAACTAAACTAGAAAAAGAATTACATGACAACAAAAGCAATTAAACCTAAAAAGGTAAAAATCAACATTATGGGTGAGAAATTCAAAGTTGAATCTAAAGTGAATGATGCATTAAAAGCACTATCAGAAGCATTACATGCTCATGAGGTAGCTTTACTAACATGGGTGCATAAAGATTATAACGGTACTGAGAAGACAGACATAAAAGGATTCAGAGAAAGTCTATTTGATTACTGTCTTAAGGTTCCAGAAGCTGGTATGATTTTGACTAGAATGAAGGAGATGGATGAGCAGTACGAAAAAGAACAAGCAGAAAAAGAGAATAGTACAGATAAAAAAGGGGAAGAAACGGGAGCAAAAGAATAGTAACTACTTTTGTAGAACTTTCTCTTTTTTGTTTTGTTTGCATTGGGGCTCTCTTAATCGGGGGCCCTCATGCTTAATACATAAACAATGAAATTAATAGAAGATAATCAACTAACACACGACTGCTACTACCAGGATACTGAATATGTATCCAACAGTATGCTTAGTAACCTCACTGGTAAATCACCAGAATACTTTAGGTTTGCAATGGATAATCCACAGCCTTCAACACCAGCAATGAAATTCGGATCAGCATTGCATATGAATGTACTGCAGCCAGAAGAGTTTAATGAAAGGTATGCAGTATCACCTAAGTTTGATAAAAGAACTAAACAAGGGAAAATAGATTCAGCAGAATTTGTTAAAGCAAATATGTTTAAGACTGTAATTACAGAACAAGAATATCATCTTGTAGAACAAATGACTGATAAGCTAATGAGAGATTCTGATGCTAAGGCTTTATTGACTAACGGAGATAAGGAGCAGATAATAGCTTGGGAAAATGAAGAGTATGGAGTTAAATGTAGAGGCATGTTAGATGTGTTTAATAGAGATGCTAATATAATAGTAGATCTTAAGACAACACAAGATAGCTCATACAATGGATTTGCAAGCTCTGTAAGGAAGTTTAAGTACTATAAGCAAGCAGCATTCTATATGGACGCTGTAAGAGCAGACGAGTTCTATATAGTAGCTATAGAAAAGAGTCCACCATTCAGTATAAATATTATACAACTTGGTGATGACTTATTAGATAAAGGTAGAGAACTTTATAACAGAGACTTAGAAGTATATAAGTACTGTATAGAGAACGACTACTGGCCAGGAGAAGGGTTTGACTATCTAGACAAGAAGTCAGAAAGGAGTATACATATAATGAGTGAAGATATATTATGAAAAATTCAGTGGTATTTGAAGGAGGTATTGATAAAGTTAGTACATTAGCAGACGGGAGCCTACGTATTTACGTGGGTACTCCTGAGCTTCCTAGTGAAACAATGGTTAATGTATTTAGCCTAATCAAGAAGCCTGGTTACGTATTAATATCAACAAACACTATCAATCAAGATCAGATAGATGCAGTTGAAAAAGCAACATCTAACGCAGAGTTTAGCGAAAAGACACCTAGTCAAAGAATGAGAGGGGTTATGTATAAGCTCTGGGAAAAAACACAACCTAAAACCTTAAACGGTGATACAGGTGAAATGGAGTATGTAGAATTTGATTTATTCTATAAAAGACAGATGAATAAAATAATTGATCACTTTAAAACAAAACTAGACTAATGCCAGTAAAAGAGAAAACATATTGTCCAGATACTGTTGGTAGCTTTAGAATGATGTTTGGCTTTAAACAGCCAACAAGTTATTATAAGAATAAATGGAAATCAATAGCTAAGGTAAGAGTTACCGAAGCATCACTTAGACAGAAAAGTAGATATGACGAAGCTCTCACATAATTCTTTGTACTACGAAGAAGGAAGAAATGGATCTACAATTATTAAAGATGTAGACAATAGAATACCTAGTTATTATATAGGTAGATATCATGGCTATGAGGCTAGAAAAGTAGTAGAGGATTTTGAACTTTCCTATAATTGTGCAACCGCCGTCACATATCTGTTGCGTTCAAATAGGAAGCACGATACGCCTGTTGCTTGTATTACTAAGGCAATAGCTCATCTAGAATTTGAATTAGAAAAATTAAAACTTAACATCAAGAATAATCTTTGAAAAAAGATTAAGAATCATGATAAAAAAAGTAATTAGAAAGAGTTTTAAGATCAGGCCTTCGGGTAGATCTACAGATTTTATATCTCCTAGTTTTGGTTATGGTTGCTTGTATAACTGCTCGTACTGTTATATGAAGCGCCATCAACCTACTGGGTTATCTGTTGCTATTAATACAGAAGATATTCTAACTGAAATAAATAGCCATGCTGCTTTCGCTGTTGTAGACAAGCCTAATCAAACACATGAAAAATATACTACTTACGATATAAGTTGTAACGAAGATTTTGCATTACACGCTAAACATCACGAGTGGGAAAAAATATTTACATTTTTCAAAGATCATCCAGATATTATGGGAAGTTTTGCCACAAAGTATGTAAACAATAAATTACTATCATTTAACCCTGAAGGCAAAATACGTATTAGATTTAGTTTAATGCCTCAAGTTAAGTCTGATATACATGAGCCAAATACATCTAAAATTATAGATAGAATAAAAGCTATAGATAGATTTATAGATGCTGGATATGATGTACATGTTAACTTTTCACCTATCATAGTTTATGATGGATGGCTAGAAGATTATATTAAATTATTTGAATTACTAAATAGCCATGTCATTAACAAAGAAGTAGTTTTGTCAGAATGTATATTCTTAACTCATAACTTTAAGAAACATATAGTAAATCTAGAGAGTGATCCTGCAACAGAAATTGATTTGTGGGTGCCTAGTATACAAGAGTCTAAAGTATCTCAATATGGTGGAGAAAACGTTAGATATAATTATAAATTAAAACGTGATTATATAAAACAATTTGTAGATTTACACAATAGCTTTATACCTTGGAATACAATAAGATATATATTTTAAAATAGATACTCAGGAAATAATTAATAAATAAAGGGTAAGACCTAAAAGCTTTTAATTTTTCAGACCTGTGTAGTAAAGGGGGGGAAGTGGTTTCCTCCCCAATACAAACTAAAACAATAGATATGAATAAAAACATAGTAGTGATATGGCCGTAGAAAGAACATACAAAACAATTAAATGGATATTGAAAGACAATATCAAAAAGAATGTCAGAGCTTTGTGGACTTGGAAAGATGACAACTTTACCTGCATATATGAAAACTATGATGGAGATGATAGAATTTATACAAGCAGCCAACTTTTAAAACTTTTAACAAAATGATAATATTTACAATACTAGGAATATTGACATCAATCTTTTTCTGTATAGTTATTCTTATGAGCATTATAGAATCAAGAATAAAAAACAGAACTAAAGAAAAGTTCCTTTGGAATATGGATAAAGTAGAAACAAGAACAGGAGGACTAGAAAACGACAGACTAAATGAAAGGCAATAGAATACCAAGTTATTATATTGGCAAACGATATAAAATTGAAGCTAGAAAAGTGATTGAGGATTTTGATTTATCTTACAATGTAGGAACGGCAGTAACTTATCTATTGAGAGCTGAGAGAAAACACGCAAGTCCGATTGAGTGCATACAGAAAGCAATAAACCATTTAGAGTTTGAACTTGATAAACTAAAGAGATGACACTATACACTTGCGAATGTGGAAAGACTAAAGAACTATCTAAGGTTACAATAGTTCATAGAGATGGAAACTGGGAAGCAAAGGAAGCTGAGTGCGAATGCGGATTGTATATGGATAGTGTACCAACAGAAGGAATCCCAACACTTCAAAGAACAGAACCAAGTCTAAGCAAGAATAGAGATAAGCTATGGGCAGGAGCAAAAGAAAAGCTAGTAGGCGAAAGGGGAATCAATGAATCCTTTGACTAATGAAGTTCGTGATTAAGGACAATAGAGATAAGCAAAGTCTTTTCAGTTACCTAAAGGAATTAGATAACGATTACATAGTTAGCGTAAAGAAACAAAGAAACACTCGTAGCAATATGCAGAACAGTTACTATTGGAAATGTATAGTTCAAGGACTAGCAGAAGAACTAGGATATTTTCCTGATGAAATGCACGATGTACTAAGAGCTAAGTTCTTATCGGAATATGAAATGATAAGCATCAATGATAACCAGATAGCATTAAATAAAATAGGAAGTACTACAGCTTTAAATACTAAAGCCTTTGAAGTATATACAGAACAAATAAGAGTATGGGCAATAACTGACTTAGGTATAAGGCTTATGCTACCAAATGAATACCAATAATTTCTATTATATAATATGGAAACAGAACAAAAGAGGACACAGGAGGGTAAAAAGAAGCTACTAGCTGCACTAGAAACATCACTAGGTATAGTAACAGAGGCGTGCGAGAAAGCAGAGGTAACAAGAAGCCGACACTATGCTTGGATGAATGAAGATGAAGATTACAAGAATGCAGTAGATAGTATTGATAGTAAGTTTATTGACTTTGCAGAAAGCAGCCTTAAGAAACAAATTAAGGAAGGTAACACAACAGCTACTACTTTCTTTTTAAGAACGAGAGGACGTAAGCGAGGGTATAACGAGAAACAAGAAATTGACTTAACATCTGGAGATGAAAGAATCAAAATCAACATCAATCTTGGAGATTAACCCCAAGTTCACACCTAAACAAAAGGAGTGTCTTAAATATTTATTTGATGATAAGACTAAAGAGGTTTTATTTGGAGGAGCAGCAGGTGGTGGTAAGTCTTGGGTTGGTTGTAGTTACTTAATTACTATGTGCTTAACATATCCTAAGACTAGATACTTAATGGGAAGGTCAAAGCTTGACGCTTTAAAAAAGACTACACTAAATACATTCTTTGAAGTATGCACCGAGTGGAACTTAAAAGCTATTAAGGACTACACGTTTAACGGATCAAGTAATGTGATAACCTTTTACAATGGTTCTGAGATAATCCTTAAGGACTTGTTCTTATACCCATCAGATAGAAACTTTGATAGTTTAGGTTCATTAGAAATAACAGGAGCTTTTATTGATGAAGCTAATCAGATAACAGAAAAGGCTAAGAACGTAGTAGCATCAAGACTTAGATACAAGCTAGACGAGAATGGCTTAATACCTAAGATGCTTATGACGTGTAATCCTGCAAAGAATTGGGTGTACTCGGAGTATTACAGACCTGCACAAGACAATACAATAAAGCCTTACAGAAAGTTCATTCAGTCTTTAGTGATAGACAACAACTATATCTCTAAGCACTACGAAACACAACTTTCTCAATTAGACGAACTAAGTAAGCAAAGGCTTCTGTTTGGAAATTGGGAGTATGATGCAACTGATGATAGTTTAATAGACTACAATTCTATAATGAGTATGTTCAGTCAAAAAGGAATAGAAGGTGATAAATACATAACTTGTGATGTAGCACGATTTGGAAGCGATAAGACAGTCATAATGCTTTGGCAAGGGTTACACATTAGATACATAAGAACTATCCTTAAATCGGCTGTAAATGAGGTTGTGGACGAGATTAAGAAACTACAACAAGAGAATGAAGTAAATCTTAGGAATATCATAGTAGATGAGGACGGAGTCGGTGGTGGTGTAAAAGATTACTTAAGATGTCAAGGATTTACAAATAATGCTAGACCTATAAAAGGAGAGAACTATCAAAACCTAAAGACACAATGCTATTATAAATTAGCAGACCAAATAAACAAAGGGCAGATAGGTGTAAGTTGTTCAGATGTTAATGTTAAGAATTACATAACTGAGGAGCTAGAACAAGTTAGAACTAAGGACGCAGATAAAGATAACAAACTACAGATAATCCCTAAAGATACAGTCAAGTCTATTCTAGGTCGTTCTCCTGATTATGCTGATGCTTTAGCTATGAGAATGTTTTATGAAATAGATTCTAACTTTGGGAGGTACTATGTGCAGTAAACTAAAAACAATAAA